TTTCGAGGGCTTCTTTTTTCTGGGCCGTCAGCTTGTCGATCCGCTTTTGGACTTTCTCCTGCGGAACCGGGGCGTCGTCGTCTTCGGACTCTTCGTCCTCGGACTCCTTGGCATCTTCATCTTCGGATTCCTCCGCGGGCTTTTCGGCCTCGGATTCATCCGACTCGTCATTGTCAGAGAGCTTTTCTTCTTCGGCGTCGGTCTTTTGATCAGCCGCTTCCGGTGCTGGTTGATCCAGTCCGACTAGCGCTTCGCTGATCGACATAACGTCGAAATCTTCCACCTCTGCGGCCGGAGCCGCGTCATCTGTCGCCATGAGCTTAAACCTCTCAAGTAGGAACCAGGATGTACGTCATCCAGACCGATCAAACCTCGCGTGCCATGAGGGCACTACTCCACTTTGATACTACTAGTATAACGACTACTGGACAAATGTCCAGCATTCTTTTTGCAGGACGATATCGTTGTGCGATACTTCGATTGTGTCGCCGGGAGACATTTGGCAGGTGTGGCGTGGATAGGATCGGCTATAGTTCTGCACAAGTGATGACACTTTGCGTCACCTTCTGTTCGGTGTTTTTGTGACACAAAAACAACCTGCAATTTGTGTCACGGCGCGTTACAAAGAAGGGGTTGTTTCTATAACGGCGTTCCCGAGCGGGTATACGCCAAAAGCGGCTACAGAGGCGCCGCCCATTTGTCGTCCCGCAAGGGTATAGATCGGGAACATGGCCTTACACTAAGCCGGTTAGTGTTGCGGGATGTTTGCTTTGGCGGCGGCAGGTGAACCCTTGCTTCATTTATGGCCGATAGTTCAAACGTGGCTTGAACTACGGCGCAAAAACTACTCCAAGCGCGAGGCTTCGGTGCGGCGTTGCTCGAGGGTGTCCCAGAGTTCCTGCAGCGCGTTGAGCTGGCCGGCGGCGTGGGCGAGGTAGCCGGGTTCCTTGGCGGTGGCCATGGTGGCAACCAAGGTGCTGGCGTCGGCCAGGCGGTCCTGCAGCTCAAGCATCACGGCCAAGTAGGCGCCGGGGGCTTGGTCGCGGGAGAAGGCGAGGGCGCCCTCGCGGTCGAAGTCTTCGTTGACGGTGTAGAGGTCAGCGGGGATGGTTTTGGTTTTTGTGAACATAAGGTGTAGGTGCCCTAATTCGTCATCCGCGGCGCATTATGATGATTTCCAGCGCATGAATGGCGTTCTGCAGGTGCGGGCCGCAGTCCCAGCAGATGACACCGAGGTGATAGTCGCGGCCGTGAACATCGCCCATACGAAGCGGCTTCGCACAGATGCCGCAGCGCGGGATGTCATTGCCGCGGCGTCCGGGGCGTAGGCGGCTGGGCGGGGCTGGCGGTGCCTGAGTCATTTGCGGAAGCCTCCAAATATCTGAGAAAACATATCGGCTCCGGTGTTGAGACCGCTGTGCTCTTTTGCGGCGCTGTAGCCGTCGTTGAATCCTGCATCGTAGACGCGCTCAAAGAATCTGCGCAGTCCCGCGCCGGTAAAATGAGGGTCTTCGGCGATGTATGCGCGATGGCGATGTTGATTTCTTCGTTGCTCATTTCGCTTCCTTTTGGATGTCTGCCAGAGCTTTGCGAGCTATCTGCAGTCCCGTCCAATTTATGCTGTCTCTGTCCTCGGTGACTCTACGGCTGATGGATTCAGCCCAAAAAACACACATCTGCAACGCCTCCTTGTACGCATCCCTCTCCCTCCGCAAAACGCACATGGGGCGACTGCAGGAGTCCCCGCAACTGTGGATCGTGAAGGCTTGGAAGTTGTCGAGCTTGGCTTCTTTCTCTTTGCAAGAACGCTCCCGCTGATCGACGGCTTCGTTGGCGAAGTCTAAAGCGACCTGCAGTTCCTCTACCTTGCGCTGCAGGGTGTTGATCTCTTCTCTGTCGAGGCATTTGTCCGAACTGCGAAATACTTGGTCTGGTTTGTCTGCGTAGCCGTAGCTCCCGCAGGTAAACCAAATACGCGCTGTGGTTCCGTCCAGTTCTGGTGATTCTTGCGGCGAACCGCATTTCGGGCAGGTGTTCATCAGTATCTCCTTTGCAGGGTCTTGGTTGTTTGCGTGGTGATCGTCTTCTTTGAAGGTCGGGTAAAACGCCACGCAAAGCGCATCAGTAGCTGCCTCCTCCGCGGCTGCGCAGGATGTCGCCCTCGACGTTGATGGCGTCGGAGAGGCAAACGTAACGAAGCAAATCTACAAAATCCTTTGTCGCCCCTTTTTTTCCGTCTGCCGCGGTGTAGGTCTGCAGGCAGTAAATGAGGTTCTTGCAGTTCTCGCTGATGTAGAGCTTCGGCTGATTGCGGGAGTCCACCGGTTTTTCCGGGTTGTAGCTAAGGGCATCATTGATCATGCTCACGCCTTCATCAATGGAATCGCCCGGAGTTGCCGTGAAGAGCATGCCGAGGTCGGCCATCTCGTCGATGAGGGTCGTTGGGGATTCCTTGCCGAGGGTGCGGGCGTTGCCGTAGCGCGAATCCATCCAGCGCTCAAAGATTTCCTCGCCGTCTTCAACGCGCAGGATCTCGTCTTTGTAGCGTTCCAAGCCGAAGCCGAAGTCCTGCTGCGCGGGTCCGGGTTTGCCGTCGAGCTTCTTGCCATCCGGCAGCGCCCATTCGCCGGCATAACCGATGCCTTCGATGTATGATGTTTGGTCGGGCCACTCGCGGTAGACAACAATGCGGCCGGATGTGTCGTGGACGGTCCAGATCATGGCCCAGTTTTTGCCGCTCGCCGGATCGACCCAGTGGTAGCGGGTGCCTTGCGGGACATCCGAGGCGCGGATGACGTGGACCTTGGGATTGAAGAGCGGGAAGCGGCCGCTGATGGCTTTCGTCGGGACGCCGTAGGCTCGACAGAGGATTTTCTCCTTCGTCTCGGATTGCAGCTCCTTCTTCATCCGCGACCAGCCGGCCCAAGGATTGCTTTGCGTGTGGAAATAGAGGATCGGGCGGCCCTTCGGATTGATCTGCTCGATGGGCACTTTGTCGTAGCCGGAGATCTCGCCTTTGTCGTTTTTGAGTGGGAGCAGCTCGGCGTCGGTGTCGGTGATGGTCTTGGCGCCGGACAAATAGTCGGCCACGGTCGGCGACCAGCCTTCGACCGGCGTAAAGGTGACGGCGAGCTTGCCATTTCGGTCTACAAGGCGGAAACGGAGGGTTTCGAGGACATCAAGCGGCACCAGCTCGTCCGCCCAGGCGAAATCGATCTCGCCACCCTCAAGCGTGGACGGATCTTGCGCGTAGTTGCGGAAAATGCAGATCGACTGGTTTGGTGCAACGAATTTTGCCTCAGTGAAGCCACCTTTGACGCTGTAGGTGATGTTCGTGACCTGGCCTTTGCGGGCGTTCCTCCACTCGGGAGGCATATATTTCCAGACGCGGGGTTGCATTAGCTCAATGCTGTTTGGCGCGGTGGTCTGGAACAGCCACGCAACGGCTCCCGGCTTGGAATACATGATTTTGAGCGCCTCTTTCGCGGCCCACTCCGTTTTCCCGCTCCGGTTTCCGCCCAAAACAAGCAATTCACGGTGCTTTTCCAGCAATTCGGACGCGCGCTTCCACACCGGCGGGATAAAACCATAGCGGAACGGGTCTGATGCCTCGCGGGCGATCAGTTCTTCGCGTGTTTTGAGATATTTCCAGCCTTCGTCCGGTCCCAGCTTCTCCAGCAGGTCGAGATCGACCTGCATGACAGGGTGCGGTGTGGGCTTGAAGCGTTGTGCGTGCTCGTTCACGAAAATAGAATGGGCGCTGGCTGGTTAGCGCTCGGACCCTCCCCAGGGCCGATTTTGTTAAGCCGTGCCAGCGCCCAAAATGTCCAAAGTCGGATTCTCCGCAGCAGCGAGCTGGTCGATGCGCGCAGTCAGCCACCGGCCGTTGTCTTCGCGGCAGACGGTGACGTAGTCGTTCTCCATGCCACCCTGCGCGACAACGTAGAGCACGCGGCAGGTGCCGATGCCGTCTACCTCAACGCGGAAGTTTTGGGGTGGCCAAGAGATCATGGAAAAGATGTGCAGGCGCCCCACTCGTCTCGCTCGGTGGAGCTGGGCATCCCGGAGATGGTCCGCGGCGTCACACCACATGAACGCCGGCGAGAACCCGCTTGAGCCTGCAACTTGAAAGTCATTTTGATTGTTTGCGCTTGCGCGCGGCGAAGGCGGCGACGAGGGCGGGCAAATTGTTGCTGGCGCGGTCGCGGCCGACTTCGTTGTAAAGTTTGATAGCCTGCTTGAGCTTGGCCTTGATCTCTGGCGTGTCGGTCGGATGACTCGTCAGGTCGTACATATCTCGGGGCTTAGTCATAAATGGTTACCCTCCATAGCCCAATTTGCGCCACCGCATAGCCGAGCCATATGAGACCGTGCCAGTAGCGGTGTTGGATGAGGCCGAGGTCGATGGCGACGGCGAAGTAGATGAAGCCGACCAAGGCGATGAGGGCGCCGGAGGTCATCGGCGCGCTTTGGCGGTCTTGGCGGATGCGCGGAAGGCTTTGGCGG